AAAAAATATTTGAAAGCTTGCCATATCATACAGCAATAGACTGGTGTGAATATGATGGTAGCTACGATGATTATTCAATGGATGTTACTAGGCTGAGGCTCTCACATATTCGCTTTAGAAATAAATCATTGGCTAGAAAATTTAGGAAGTTGTATAAAAAGTATTATGAAATAAGAGCTATGCTAGATGAATTCAATTTTGTATTCCAAAATGGACAATTGATTAGTTGGCGTGTTTCTAACATAGAGTGTGATGGCTGTGAAGTATTTGAAACGGATCTTTCTGTTTTGAATGATGCAGTCAATATCTTAGGCGATGCTTCGGGAAAAATCAGAAATGAAACTGAAGAACTTGAATTTACTCTCCATGCTCTATCAGAAACCCCATCTAAACGCATGAATATAGGAAGTTTAATAGAAGAACTTATTTCTTCTTTGAAATCGAATGAGGAGGTAATTATGTAATGAGAGAAGTAATTATGAGATTCTCATGTGTTCATCCTGACGTTGAATTATGCATTAAGAGAAACAAGAAAATCATTTTTAAAAAACTTTCAATTGATGAAGTGATGATGCTGATCAATCAATGTGCATCTCAAACCATTTTTAGTAACAAAATTAATTTGTTATCTCCAAACGTAATTGGAATGGGAGCAGGATATACAGTAATCAAGCAAGAAGAACATATACAGTATGTAACGTTCAATAAAACGTCATATAAAATCAATTTTCCTAATTCAATCTACGTTGTTAAACATGATGGCAAAAAAATCAAAAGCATACAGAATTATTGTTACAAGGAATTCAAAGGTGGAAACACTGAACTTTACGATTATGCTATGCCTAATGTCTTGTCAGGAAATATGCTTTGTATTGGTACTGCGGATAGAACAATCAGAAACCATGATGTAGAAGAAGCATTGAACAAGATCATTGCAACACCTTACTCACACGCTAGTTTCAATGGAATAAAGGGATTTTCAACAACGGTTAGCTATTTTGAATATCTTGAAGCACACCCATTTCCATACAAACTTTTAAGAAAGCTAAATAAGAAATTAAGAGATGTCGAAGTGTAATGAATTGAGACAGTTACTTCTTGAATGGGGTGAAGATAATTATTTGCCCCTCCAAGAGAAAATTAAGTATCTGGAAAATGAGAATTATCGTTTGAGAATGCAAAATCAAAGAATTCAAGAAAGGAATAAAAGACTTTCAATGATTGTTAAGAAAAGAAGAGAGGAAGCAAATAATGAGAATAGACAGAGGAATTGTTCAATGTGATAGATGCAAGAGAATTTTCAAAACTAAAGAGGTTACAAATTATAAAATTTCATATCAAGCGTATGGTTTTAAAAATGATGGTGGCATGGGACTTGTAACAAAGAAAGCAGAAATATGTTCCTATTGTAATATGGATTTTGATGATTTTATGCGTAATAAACCAGTAAGAGGACGTGATATCAATGACAGGTAAAGAATGGTCAAAATTATGTAAGGAACATGGTGTTGTTGTCATTGATGTAAACTACAAGAATATGACGCATGAAGATGCTACTAAGTTTTTTGATTTATTAAATACTGCAATGGATCATGCTTTTGCTAGAAAGTACGATTTGGAAACTGGCCAATATGAGGATTATGCATTGCCTGAAGGAGCTACATATTACGAGGATGATATGAACAAGAAAATTGCTTGTTGCGAATGTGGTAAGAAAGTCATTTATGGAATTACTTATACATCGAGAATTATTTTGGATAAATACGGTTTCGGATATGCAGTTTGCAAGGAATGTTATTTTAAAAATGATTTGAAAGATATCGTTAAGAAAGGTTAAGGAATTATGACAGCACAAGAAATGTTTGAAGAAATTGGATTACAAGAATTAAAGTTTAATTCCGAAGAAATGATGTATGATGATGAAGAAAATGACTTATTAAATACATATGTTTCGTTTAATAAATCACGATCTTTTAGAGATGATAGACAAAAACCAAGAAATGAAATTGAAATATTTTTCTTTCCTGATGAATGTATTGATTTTGATAAATTTATTACTGCAGTAAAAAAGAAAGCCGAGGAAATGGGGTGGTTAGATGAATAAATATGAAAAAGCGTTAGCGGATGTGGCTAATGAAACAGTTGATAGACTAGCGGATGGGTATTACCAACCTAAAACAGTAGAGCATTTTCACAGTGAAGCTATCGGCATATTAAGAGAATTGGTTGAAAGAGCAACACCAAAACGCCCTTATGTAAGAGGATTTAATCCGGATGCGGGATACCCAGAAAGCGGTTTTTATTGTTGTCCTAATTGTTGTGAGCGTATAGCATGGTTTGATTTATCAAATGAAAAAAGAGACTATAACATTAATCATTGTTTTTATTGTGGACAAGCGCTAGATTGGAGGGTTGAAGATGAAAAAATTTAAGTTAAAAAGTCCTCGATACAGTTTCGACCATGAGGGTATGATTATTAAAGGTGAACAACTAGAGGGTTTACCTATAGTAGATGTGTACGCTAGAGATTTATGCGATGATAATATGGATATTATGAGTAAAGCTAACATCAGACAATGTATGGTAAAAGGAAATGATTTCGCATGGAGATATGAGTTAGACGAATTAGAACCTTTAGAAACATTCAAAATGACTCGTTTAGATTATGAAATGCTTAAATTTGTTCAAAAGCAAGGAGCAAAATATATTTGTAGAGATAAAAAAGGTCTTTTAAATTTATTTGAAAATGAACCTTATATTATAAGTGAAGGCGATTCATGGTATGCAAAAGGAAAATGTGAGTATTTTGATAATTTTACACAACAATTATTCCAATTCGTGACATGGGAAAGTCAAAAATATTATGTTATCAAAGATATTTTGAACAATTGCGAGGTGGTTGATGATGACTAATCAAGAATTATTTGAAGCGTTACATAAATCTCAAATAAAAGCTAAACGTTTAATGAGAAAAAACAAGAAGTTGAAAAGAAGATTTAATAAGTTAAATAGAGCACTAGATAAAGCTTGTAACGATTGGGAAGAAGAGGTAAAAGATTGTAATTACTTAATGATAAAAAATCATATTTGCAATCAAAAATGTGGACTTTGCAACAAAGAAAAAAGAGTTGAATTAATGAAAGAGTGGGTGATAAAAAATGTACATTAACCCATTTTGGTGTGGAGTTGCAGCAACTATCCTTGTCGAATTGGCAGGGATAATTGCTTATGCTATTTATCAAGATCATAAAAATTAATAATTATTTAGGAGGATAAGGGATGAATTTTACAGAAGAAGAAAAAGAAACAATCAAAGAAGTTAAGGATTATCTAAAAGAGCTGAGAAAAATCAATCTAGAAAAGTTTTCTTTGACTTTTGAAATAGAGGACATCCCAAGTCCTCAATCTATAAAATACAGTGATGAAATGCCAGGAGGTTTTTCAAAACCTAAAGGAGAACAAATTACTTCTAATATGTTACGTAGAGATCTTCTAACAAAGCGTGTGGCGTTGTTTAATCAAGAACTGGATAGATTTATGCCATTGTTATATTTGCTCAATGCAGGGCATAGAAACATCATTAGAACGTATGTGTGTTCAAGAGGATACAATGAAATGATTGACACATTAGAAGAATCATATTGCATCAGCAAGTCAACTTACAAAAGGGAGTTTCCAAAGGCTTGTTTAGAATTGGCCAAATATCTTGACATGGAGAACCGCCCATCACTTGAAAAATTGAATAACAATTTTTATGAAAGTATCAAGAATGAATAAAAGTTTCATTCTTTTTTTACCCTACTATATGTATCAAAAACGACCTAATTCAGCTTAATACGACCTAATTCAATCTAATACAATCAAAAAAAGTTGTTCAATTTTTCTTTATTTGTGGTATATTATTTATGTAGCTAGGAGTGAGATTAAAACCAAAATAATTATGGTAGGAGGCTACAATGCTTTTCGTAAGTATGGGATTCAAATAGCATGCTAAAAGAAAAAAGGAAGAACGGCAATTCTTCCTTTTTTTCTACTTCGAATACTAGCTTTAAGTAAGTATGGGATTAGTTCAACAACATTTTAGTTGCAACTAAGATTAAAAAGAGCATTACTAGGTATTCCATGAATACTTGCTCCTTTCCTTACACCAAAGCTAATATTCTTGCTTGATGTAAATAGCATGTTGCTAGTACCTCCGTAGTTTTTATTGCACATCTTTGTATGTGCTTTTTTATTTTATCACATAATGTCGAAATAGGTCATCAGTAATTGCAATTTTATTAGAAAAATATACATGTGCCATTTATATTTATTGTTTTTATCAGTAATGATAATTTTTTATTAAAAGTGGACCCAATTTGGACCTAGTTTGGACCCAAAATGAACCCAAAGTGAGCCCTAATTGGACCCAATTTGGACCTAGTATGAACCCTAATTTCCATGCTATTATGCTATTGTGGTTTTAAGAGAAAAGAAAAAGAACTTTTTAACCGCACAACATTTCGTTCTAAATGGTAAATCTTTGTTAAAAGCTCTATTCTCTAGGGCTTTTTTCGTAATTATTTAGAATAAGAAGCTCAAATGCTTTTATTATATATATATAAATCATTTTTGGAGGTGGTGATATGGCTTGAAAGAGAAATACGAGTTAGCATATGAAGATTATCTTGCTGGCATGAAACAGAAGGAAATCGCTAAAAAGTATGACACAACAATCAACACAGTTAAGTCATGGTCACGCCGTTATGAATGGTCAAAAAAGAAGAAAAATGGTGCACACCAAAATAAAAGTGTGCACACCAAAAAAGAATGCAAAAAAATAGCTGAAGAAATAGTAGAAATAAGTGAGCTGGATGAAGAACGTCAGCTCTTTTGTATTTATTATTTAAAGTATCACAATAAGGTCAAAGCTTATCAAAAAGTAAAGCCAAGCACTCCATACAACAGTGCTTGTGTGATGGCTTCTCGTTGGTCAAAAGAACCTGCGGTAATTGAAGAAATAAATCGTCTTAAAAAAGAACTTTATGAAGATGCTCTTCTTGATCCACATGACATAGTTCAAAAATATATCGATATCGCCTTTGCTGATATAAACGATTATTTGGAATACGGTAGAGAAGAAGTACCAGTCATGGGTGCTTTTGGACCAGTAATTGCTAAAAATCCAAAAACTGGTGAAGATGAAATTCTAAAGCAAACCATCAATACTGTTAGATTTAAAGAATCGGCATATGTTGATGGAACTATTCTAAGCGAAGTCAAAAAAGGAAAAGATGGTGCAAGTATCAAATTATCCGATAGGATGAAGGCACTTGATTGGTTATCCAAACACATGAATTTAGCAACCGAAGAACAAAGAGCCAAGATTGATTTAATTAAGGCACAAACAAGAAAGATTGCTATTGATGATGAAAAAGAAGAAATTGAGGATGATGGTTTCTTAGATGCATTAAACGCCAGTGCTAAAGAGGATTGGGAAGATGAAGAAGAGTAGAGCTGTATTCAAATTCAAACCCTTTAGTAAAAAACAGCGTAAAGTCTTGAATTGGTGGATTG